CCTGACCCAGGTCCGGCACGCGACCTGCACCGGGCCGGGCTGCCGCTGGCCCGCCGCGAACTGCGATTTCGACATAATATCCCGTACGAGGCGGGCGGGCGGACGTTCGCGTGTTACACCACAGCGAGGTAGACTAGAGGTGTACCGAGGTGGTGAGCCCGATGAGTACGAGGGCACTAGGCGTGATCCGCCTATCTGAGCTGGTAGATGACACGACCTCGCCAGAGCGCCAGCGGCAGGTTATCAACTCTGCCGCAGAGCGCCGGGGCAGTGAGGTGGTCGCGTGGGCCGAAGACCTGGATGTCAGCGCGACCAAGTACCCGCCGACCAAGCGGCCAGAGCTGGCCAGATGGCTACGGCACCCGGACGCCTACGACGAGGTGATCTTCTGGCGTCTGGACCGGTTCGTGCGGAAGCCGTCCGACCTGACCGACATGATCCGCTGGGCCGAGACCAACGGCAAGGGCCTGGTCTCGGCTACCGAATCGTTCGACCTGCATGACCCGCTGGGCGAGGCGATGGCGTACCTGGCGTCGATCTTCGCCAAGATGGAGTCGGCGGCCACAAGCGTGCGGGTTTCCGGGGCGCATGAGTACCTGCGCCGCAACCTGCGGTGGGGCGGCGGTCGGCCGCCGTATGGCTACCGGGTCATCGACAATCCGGACGGCAAGGGCAAGGTACTTGCGATTGACCCGGAAACGTCCGAGGTGGTGCGTGAGGCAGTGCGCCGGGTGATCGGTGGCGAGTCGGTGACCTCGGTGGCGGCGGACTTCAACGAGCGCGGGATACTCCCGCCGCAAGGACGGGAAGCCAAGAAGTACCGGCGAGACGGTGAGGCGTTGTGGAACAACACCTCGCTGCGGGTGATCCTGCGGGACAAGGCGCTGCTCGGCCACGTGGTGCACAACGGCGAGTCAGTGCTCGGTGATGACGGGATGCCGTTGCTGCGCGCCGAGCCGCTGATAGAGCTGGATGAGTGGACTAAACTCCAGGCCGCGCTCGACAAGCTCAGCCAGACGCATGTCCGCACCGATACGCCGTCCATGCTGCTCAACGTGGCGTTCTGCGGCATGTGCCACCAGCGATCCGGCGAGCTGGTCCCGCTCTACCGTTGGTCGAAGTACAACACGCCCAAGCTGGCTGACGGTACCCGCGCACGGTACGGGCCGTACAACTATTACCGCTGCGCGCGTAGCTACAACACCGCGCGAGCCCGCAAGGAGTGCCAGTCCAAGCTGATCCGGTGCGATGAACTCGACTCTATTGTTGACGAGGCCATCGCGGAGGATTACGGCGATCTGCCTCACATGGTGACGCGGGTGGTGCCCGGAGACAACCACGAAACCGAGATAGCGGCAATCAATGACGCTATGACCGAACTGACCTCGCAACTGACCCGCGAGGTCATCACCGATGAGGATTATGACGTCAAGATGGGCCGACTCCGCAGCCAGCGAGCGCGGTTGAAGGCGCTCCCCGCCGAGCCCGACCGGATCGAGCGTGTACCGGATGGCCGCACGGTAGGGGAATACTGGCAAAGCCTAGATGTCTCGGGCAAACGGCAGTGGCTAGTCGAGAATGGCTGGAAGGTCTACGCTTCCAGGGACGAGGGTAGCGATGTCCCCACGATTGGCATAGACGCCGGATGGACGGAAGGCATCGGCGGAGAGCAACAGGCAGAGTCGCTAGGGTTCCCGATGAGCGAGCACTGGCAATGGCTGGCCGACCTGCCGAAGAGGATGGGCATAGGTCTACCGGATTCTGAGCTGACCGACGAAATGCGAGAAGCCCGCCGCCAGTATCTAGAAATGTCGGAGGCACGTGAGCGCCACGATGCCCGCTAGCGCGTGAAACGCTAACGAGTATTAAGCGGCAGAGACGCAAAGAGCCCGCCCCCTATGTGGGGACGGGCTCAATGTGTGTGCCTAGATAAAACTAGGTTCTGAGCAAAAGCTCAGTGCTGCACGTGTCCGGTGAACTTCACCGATGGCGGGTAAGGGTCGGGTTCATCTTCGAGGATAAGTAGCTCATCCTCGGTAATGACGCCAGCCCGGCAACCGCCGCCGCCGTAAAGCGAGTAAACGACCGCAGCCATGATTACGCCGCACCCTGGAGTGCGCGATAGCAAGCAAGCGCGCCGGGCCGAGCAACGTTAACGTCGCCGCGCCAGTAAGCGAGCAGGCCAACCTGGCCATTCTCTGCGTACCGCTCGGTAAGGACTCGAATTTCAAGCCCTAGCCTCTGGCCGACGAGAACCTGACTAAAGTCGCCCGCGAAAACATCGGTCGCACGAGAGGTCATGGAGCCTCGGGTGTAAGACGGAATCGCGTTGGTCTTGAGCCAGGGCAGGCCCGCGATAATTTCGGGCTTGCGAATCGGGTTGTACTGGGTGTCAACCATACCCGCGTACTGCTGCTCAAGGGCAACGTTAGACACGATCGCCGTGCACTTCTCATTACCGCGCAGGGGTTTGTAAACAAGCGCCAGCATTTCAGTCCACGGAGTAGCGGCGGTCTGCGCCGTGCCGTTAGTCGGGAATGAACCGATAATGTTAGCCGCAGCGTTGTCGATCAGGTTCTTCAAAATACCCTTAGGGTAAGGAGAAGCGAGGCCATAGGCCGAACCTTCATCGTTGGTGCCGGTAGTGCCAAGCTGACCAAAAATAATCGCCTTGTCAAGCTCAAGCGCCATAGCATTACCGAGCGCGCCGGTAATCTGCGACTCGGCATTAACGGCATCCATCAGGAATTCGTAAGACACGACAACCAGAGCCGTCATCGAGGTGGCCACTAGCTGAATGTAGTCATACGCCATATCGGAAGCGTTAACTGCCGAACCTTCGGTCTTGAATGCCACGGTCGGGTCAGTGGTGAGCCGGGCAATCTGCACGGTCTTTGCGTCCATCGGAACCATCTGGCAACCGGCCTGCATCATAACCGAGGCATTCCGTGCCTTATCGATGATCGCGCTCGACCAATCCATCGGGACAATCGCGCTAGCGCCGGTAGTGGTCATAGCCCGCAGATAAGAGCCGAAACCGCCGTGAGTCTCGACAATGTGACGGTCACGCTCGGAATTCCGGGCAATCTCGCCGCGCACAACCTCATGATCGCTGAAACGCATATCACGGGAAACGGTGGCGGTCCTGCCATCGGCAGACCTAATCCACTCGGGAGACTCGGCAGTGCGAATAACGGCCTGGTCCGCAGTCACGCCCATTCGGTACTCGTGGTCGCCGTTAGGATGCCGAACGAGCACCTTACCGGGAAGGCTCATAAGACGATCGTTCTCGTCTTCCTCAGCCTGCACCTTACGAGCTTCGGCCAGCTTGGCATTCAGCCGCTTACGCGCAGCCCTTAGCCGCTCGATATCGGCAAACATAGCCTCAGAACGAGCATCCTCAGCCTGAGTCATGGTGGTACGGCCTTCAGCCTGTCCACGGTCGATAATGCGCTGAATTGAAGCGCAGGCCGCAGCCTCGCGCTCCTTGTTGTCACGAATTTCCTCTTCGATCTTCGCGACCATCTCATGAATAGTCATGATAATTTTGAACCAATCTTAGTTCGTTGTTTTGATCTGGACAACGAGAGATCGGCCGCCACGGGACTATGATTGGTCCGTATGGCATTCGATAATCGTTCTTCCGCCTATGATTGGGCAGGTGCGCAGCCTCGTTAATTGCCGCGCCAGGCTCGACGTTGTGATTGGCGTCAAGCCCTAACACCCGTTGTCGGTATGATTGCCGATTTACGGGAAGCTTAGGGCCGGGGGGCTCGATTGTGCGGGTAAGGGTGCGAATCGAAACACAAGAGCCCGCGCCCGGCCATTTACCGAGGTGCCGCTAACCTCGGATATCCGGCGATCGAGGGAATCGCTGGAATAGTACCCGGCCGAAGGGATCAAAACCGCCTAAGCGCGTGAATGGAGGTGGTGCACCCTGGCTACTATCAAGGGAGGTGCGCACTTAAAGCACACTTGACGGCCAATCGGCCGGGCAATGCGTCGCTAACCCGCGTGCCCAAGGAAAAACACGCGGCTGTCGCGCTAGCGAGGCAAGCTAGAGAATTACCATTTGGGGAGAATACGTGCGGGCCGTCGAGGTCTGCGATTGGCGGTACCGAGGGACCGTCGTTTAGCACTCAAATACTGGCCTGCACTTCGGTTGCAATGCGAGTGAGCCAATCGCTTAGGGCCGTTAGGTGCCCCACCCTTGATCAAGGGGATTACATGGTCGTAATCGAGGGATTGACTTCGGTACATCGGACGATGGCAAAAGTGGCACTTGGTACCCTCGACCATAGCGGCCAGGGCCGCAGCTCGACCCTTCTTGTGCTCGCCCGCATAAGGGTGATTGCTTTTCATGATCATCTTCAAAATCTCAGGTCGATATAGAGCGCGTTCGAGGCTGGCGGTCGAGAGCAGCCCATACGGAAAAACTCGACCTCGCTGGTCAGCGATGTACGGGCCAGAGCCGAGACCTGCCGCATGACTGGCAAAGCGACTTGACGTACTCAGGTGTCCACTCGATACCCATATCGCGGGTATCCCTGCACCTCGGGCAATAGCGGCTAGCAACGTAGCAACGGAGGTTAGGCATTCATCTCGTCCAATTCATCAATAGGATCAAACCCAATGACGTAATACGTCTTACCGTCAACGTCAACGTCAACCTTGCGAATAACGCACGACCAAACGCCGTGGTTACGGATGCACGTATCAATCCGGTTAAACGCTGCACGTTCGCTCTTGTACTGCTTAGACATCATGCCCGCCTTAGTGCCAACAAACGGTCGAGGTCATCCTTACCCTGGATGCCAAGGGACACATTACGT